AAAACCCCCATGTAGTCATTATGTCTTTTGTATTTTGAGGTTGATATAATGGAGTAACTAAAATATCAGTAGCACTTCCATCAGGGTTTGCACTAGGATATACTGTATATTGACATTCGTCATTGGGATTATCGGTATCACATGGTAGCTGCTTTTCACAACTCCACGAAAATCTAAATGGTCTAACAGTTGTTCCATCTGTTAGTGTATAAATAGGTCCTCCATCTGCAGGGTCTACTACATTATATGGTTGATAATTATAAGGCCAATTGGAATAGTTAGACCATTCATTCCTTAAATCAGCATCTGAACGTTGAAAGTACCACATCCAATTGATTACCATACCTAGTGTATCTAAACTTACACGTGACGCACCAAAATTATTTTGAAATGTATATTTATAGACTTCTTTAATTAAATATGTTTGACTTTGAGATGCAAATAATCTTACTTCATCATCAGTAAGAAACCCATATGTACTTATTAAATGTATATCGGCATTCCAGTTAGTTCTCCTATCTGTATATGCATTTTGTTCCACACTGATTGTTGGTGGTGGTTGGATAAAACGATAAAATTGTTCATATGTATTTGTATAATCGGGTTGCTTATAATAATCTCCTTCACCTATCACATTTCGAATAACATATAATTCTTTCACGGGTCTTATTTCTACATCTATAACTAATTCATTATATTGTAGTGCTACTAATGGAAATGCCATCGTACTTGCTAATGTAAACCATACATTTAAAGGTATGTAAATATTTTTACCACGTATAGAGGGGTCTGGACCTATTAGATTATCGGTATACAACGCAGTAGGATATTGATTGATACGTCCATTACATTCACCTGGTTCATTTAAATCACTGGTATTTCCAGTCATATTGTAATATAAATCTTTTTTTGTATTAGAAAAGTCTCTTTCAACCATATTCTGCATATAATCACCGGTAAATTCCTGAATTATTTGTCCACCTATACTAAATGTCACTCTCTTTATCATTTGAGAACCCAAATTCTTAATCCATTTAAACTCATATGGTTTCCATGTTGTATTAAAGCTCACACCCTCACCGTTGCAAAATAAAGGTGGTACAACTGGACTCCATATTGTCGGCAAAGTAACAACTAGATATGTATCCATGAGTAGGTCACCATATCTAGGAATTTTAAACTTAAAATATGAAGGAGTAGTCATATTTAACACTCGTTGTCCCTGCACATCAATCCGGAATTTCTGTAAACCGAAATTAGTATACTTTTGATATGTTGTTTTAAAAAAAGTTTTTGAAGGATTACCTGTTAAAATAACATTTTGGTTACCAATAGCTACAAGATTTAATAAACCTCCGGGCATCTTAATATAGTATCATATTTTTATTTAACTCACTTTTAAATAGAAATATAAAAATAAATATATATAGTAGATAAGTATGGATAATAATGGAGACGTTTTACAAAAGGCAAAATTGGCAAAAACAGTTATTTTAGTAATGGCGGGACTCATTATTTTTTTAAGTTGTTGGTGGATTTATTCCAAAGTGACACTTGAAAAAAAAAATTGTAATACTATGAACAGTTTATATAAAGATTTTCCACTAATTCAATCTATTAATATGGAAAATTCTACATTTAGTCATAGTTTACGCGATTATTATGTTAAAACGGCATACAATTGTTGCTGTGCTGGAGAATATAAAAATGATTTTGTATCTACATGTGCTCTTAAAGATTGTATTAAACAGGGAGCTAGATGTTTAGATTTCGAAATATATTCTGTTAAAAATAAACCCGTGATTGCAGTGTCATCTATAAATGATTATACTGTTAAAGAAACCTTCAATAGTGTTCCTTTTGCTACTGCAATGGATGTTATCAACGATTATGCATTTTCTGGTAGTACATCCCCATGTCCGTCAGACCCTCTGATATTGCATTTTAGAATTATGAGTAAAAATAAACCTATTTACGATACAATGGCAACTGATTTATATAACACTTTATCAGATAGAATGTTAGGAAATGATTATAGTTATGAAAATCATGGAAAAAATATTGGTCAGTGCCCACTTAAAAAATTAATGGGTAAAGTAGTTATTATTGTAGATAAAACAAATGCATTGTTTGAAAAAACACCTTTAGATGAATATGTAAATATAGCTAGTAATTCTATTTTTATGCGCGCATTAACCTATGATGATGTCAAATATACACCTGATATGGATGAATTGGTAGATTTTAACAAAAAAAATATGACTATTTGTATTCCTAATTTATCAGCGAGTGCAACCAATCCTGCACCGGCTGTTGCAATGAGTTATGGGTGTCAGTTTGTGGCATTAGCTTTCCAAAGTTTTGACCAATATATGGAATATTATGATTTGTTCTTCGATGAGGTGGGCTCTGCGTTTGTACTTAAACCCGCTAATCTACGATACATACCTGTTACAATTGATAAACCTGCACCTCCTCCCGCTAGTAATTCCTATGACCAACGTAATGTTAGCACAGATTATTATTCCTTTTCCATTTAATTTCTTTATTTTTTCATTGTATATATATATATACATATATACTATGAGTAATGATAGTTTTCAGGATAAAGAACTAGCAATACTGAGAGAAGCTGTAGATAAAGCAGAAGAACGTGCTGGAAAAAAAATAGCACAGTCTGACGATGTTAAGAAAATTATGAATATTGTAGAAAATTTTTTACGAGCAAAAAAACTGGTATGTTATGGTGGAACCGCAATTAACAATATATTACCCTTACACGAGCAATTTTATAATAAAAATATTGAGATTCCTGATTATGATTTTTACTCTGCCAATGCCCTAGCACATGCTAAAGAGCTCGCAGATATATATAGTAAAGCTGGATATGAAGAAGTCACTGCAAGTGCAGGTGTCCATCATGGCACATTTAAAGTGTATGTGAATTTTATTCCTGTAGCTGATATTACACAATTAACACCTGAATTATTTAAGGCAGTTAAAAAAGAAGCCATAATGGTGAATGGGATATTGTATGCACCTCCCGATTTTTTAAGAATGGCTATGTATTTGGAATTGTCAAGACCAGACGGAGATGTAAGTAGATGGGAAAAAGTGTTGAAAAGATTAATTTTATTAAATAAAAATTATCCTATAAAGGATGAACGGTGTAAATATGATACATTTATGAGAGATTTCACCACTAAAACTGGTGCTGATAAGACCAGACAAATCTATGAAACTATCAGAGATTCTATTATAGACCAAGGTCTGATATTCTTTGGCAGCTATGCAAATTCCTTATATTCTAGATATTTACCTAAAAAATTAAGAAAGAAATTTTTAAGTGTACCGGACTTTGATGTTTTATCTGAAGACCCGGAAACCTCTGCTATTATTATTAAAGAAAGATTACTAGATGAAGGAGAGAAAGACATTAAAATTATAAAAAAACCTGGAATTGGAGAAGTAATTGCACCACATTATGAAATTGTTGTAGGTAAGGAAACTGTATGTTTTGTTTATAAACCTTTAGCATGTCATAGTTATAATACTATAAAAATTGGACGTAATATTGTAAAAGTAGCAACGATTGATACCATGTTGAGTTTCTATTTAGCATTTTTATATGCGGACAGACCATATTATGATAAGAGTAGGATTATGTGTATGGCGAAGTATCTTTTTCTTGCGCAATCTAAAAATAGATTACAACAAAAGGGTTTATTGAAGCGATTTAGTATTAATTGCTACGGTCATCAGGAAACATTAGATGAGATACGTGCTGAAAAAACTAGAAAATTTAAAGAATTACAAAACCAAAGAGGTTCGAAGGAATATGAAGAGTATTTTTTAAGATATATTCCTGGTGATAAAAAGAAAAAAACAACTAAGGGCAAAAAGGGCAAAACAGCCAAAAAGTCCAAAAAGGACAAAAAAAAATCAAAAAATACTAAAAAAATAAGACTTACAAATAACAAAAATACTAAAAAAATAAGAGTTA